TTATATATTATTATAATATATAATTTTAGTTATATTAAGTGTAAATGTCAAAAAAATCCCGCCCCTATTCGGAGGCGGGTGTTTTCTTTTTATCGGGCGTTGTTTCGCACCATTTCATGAAGCGTTCCTGTTCGTCGGCTTTGGCGCCGAGTTCGGCTACCTCGCGTACTGCGGACATGTTATAGCCGCCTACCATACCCCAAGTACCTGAGCATAGAAGAATAACAATTTTAACAAGGCATGTGACCACCGTTGCAAACGACGGATCCGCTATGATGTCCAGCGCCATGGATACAGAAAACAGCGAAGTTATTGCAGTCGTGATAAGCGTCTGTAGTGTTTGCAAGTGAATTATCGTCTTTGTCTTTATCCCTCCCGAAGGAGAAATACGGCGACCGTTCCTGTCGTACACTGATAAATAACTTTCGTCATATTTTAAACGCTTGATCTTTTTTGCCCGAATGATAGTCTTTATCTGGAATTCAGAAAGTTCGGTACATTTTGATAACAATTCCCTCTTCCCATATTTACAGTACCGTTCGTTAAACTCGTTCAGTTTTATTCCTGATTCGGAGAGTATACGCTCCCGCGTAATGTCTAACTCCCGGTCTTCCCATTCATGGCAATACTCCGCCGTACGTCTGGCATATCCTTCCGAAACGATCCGCGAATTGTTCTTTTCGATACGTTCAACAGCCAAATTATATTTATCCGTCCGTTTTCCTTTCCTGCGGCTGAACGAACGCAGCAAAAGAAAGACTGCTACCGTACAGGCATACATCAGAACGCCCTCAAAGCCGACGTCTTTCCAACTGATATCCGAATTAAACGATACCTGCGTCATGTACACCATGAAGATGACGACGAGCAGTACCGCCACGACGGTCAACGTAATGCCGTCGATAAAATCGGAGAATGCGCGGTTCTTTCTTAAAGGAATTTTCTCGTTATCGATCTCGATCATTCCTTATCCTCCTTCATGACGAACGCTCCGCTCCTGACGTTGGCTTTGATACTCTCGCTCCATCTCGCATACTTTCTGTGCTGCGCCCAAAGGATACAACTCACGACGCTTCCGAGCGCCGCCGCGCCCTCGATCCAACAGAACATATACGCATAACTTTGGAACACGTCGAACGTGAAGAACGCGGCAAGCGCCACGAATACCACGGCGAGGATATTGAACATGGGGAAATGCGCAAAGAAGGCGCGGAATATCCCCATTAAAAAGGGAATCGCGTTGATGAACACGATTCCCAGCCCTATCGCTATTTTAAACCCTTTCGCCGCTTCTATCATCGGAAAGAACACCGACGTCACTATGATGAACGGCAGGAAATACGCGAGCACGCAAAACACGAAATACAGCCATTTTTCTTTGCGATAACTCTTATACCCGCTCATTGCTCCAACCTCTTTTCAGCCTCTTCCAATTCCTTGACGTTCTCCGAAAACTTTTCGTTCGTGCCCATCAAAGCCTTCTGCGCACGGATGACCGCGATTAATGCCGCGGACTGTTGATTGCTCCCCTGAAACAGTTTTTTAAACAATTCCGCGATTCTATGTACAAGTTTTTTCCCGAACAATGCCGCGATGATCACGAGCACGACAGCAAGAGCGGGCGCCCATACGGAAGCATACTCGCCCAACCATGCGACGAATTTCTCCCAACCGTTTTTATATTCTTCGGGCAGATTCTCTCCGAGCGAAAGAAGATACGCTTCCACGCTACCCCACTCCTCGATTATCCTATTATAATATAGTTCGTAATCCTCGCCGTATTTGTCTTTGAGATATGCGACGAAACTGTCAACGAGTTTCTGAATATCGTTCCCCTCTTCGGCTTCGTTATCGGGGTTTTGAGGCGTGTTCTCTTCTCCTTCGGTAACTTGTTCGGGCGGCAAGGTTTCCTCGGCGTAAGCCCCGCACACGCCCCCGAAACAGAGCGCGGAAAGTAATATTACGAGCGTCAATACGATCAATCTTTTCATGTTCATTCTCCTTTGATAAATTTGATCTCTTCGTCGGATAGCGCGGTCTTATCGAATCCGAAACCGTTCAGGAAGTCCTCGAACGAACCGCTTTCGAGATAGACGTTTTCACGGTAATCTTTGTAAGCGAACTTCATAAGCGCAAGCGTGAGTTTACGCTCTTTCGCAGCGCGTTCATCTACGAGTGCGGTCATGCGTTCTTCCGTTTCTTTCACATATGCAATTCTGCTCTCGCGCTCTTCGTTAAGCCCGCGCTCCAAAGCAGAAATCCTTTGTTCCATCTGCGCAAGTTCGGGGAAAGCCTGAAAGCCCGTTTCCAATTGGGTGACGAGCAAATCTTCCACGGGAAAACGCTTGACCTCCGTACCCTTGCTGTAATGGATTACAACGCACGAAAACCGCCCCGCGACGAGTTTCTCACGGGGAATGCTTACGCGGTTATTTGCCGCCGTTACCGTGTTTTCAGAGCACTTCACGTTGTTGCAATACGCAAGGAAACGGAACTCGCCGCTGTACGTGGGAATACCCTGCAATTCGATCTCCAAATCCCCCATAGGAAAGGGCGATACGTCTCCGTACCGCCCCATGCCGTTCTGTTTTAAAATTATCGTTTTCATGTTTTACTCTCCAATTCATTGATTTCATCACGCCAAGCCTGACGCTGCGCTCTAATAGGTGCATATTCTTCTTCAGTCATTACTCCATCACTGAACTTTAACGCTTTGTAATCACTATCAAAGAGTAATCGTTTCAGTTCCAGAATACGAGCCACGCTTGCTGCTTTCTTAAAATCTTGTGATTTATCACGTTCTGTCAAAACGCCGTTTTTAATCACATAGTTGTAAAAACCGTTCTCATCAACGACAGGATATCGTTGCGCTCCGTGACGGTCGACGTTCGTTTCGTCAATGCAGATATCTCCGTTTTGCGGGTTGTCAAACGCCTCCGAAAATATATAGATAACTTCACCTTCCGCATTTGCTCTGGCATAAACCTTGTTATAAATGATTTCATCCATAATATCTTCTCCTTAAATCTCTGAATCAAATTCGATATATCCGTCGCTGGCTCGTATCTGCAACATTATCGGTTCATTGACCGTAAATCCGGATCCTTGGACTTCAAATTTTACGCTGTTCATATTAAAATTCAAATTACCATAGAAGGTTACAGGCTTTGAACTACCCGCCAAATGATTTGCGGATATTGAATAGACTCCGCTCAACTTGCAAGTAGGCGTTTCCCGCATTACAGCAGGTAATACTATTAAAATAAATCCAATAGTATCTTTTGACGAAAAACCATTGCCGAAAGTATTTCCGTTATTATAATATCTTACATAGTATCTTTGGCATTTCAATAGCTCTGTAGCCATATCCGGAGGTACAAAAGTTGTTGCCGTATTTCCTTTTTCCAATTTTGCATAATATAATTCGCGTGCTGCCCCATCACCCTTTATATATACATAATAACAACCTTTTGTGGAATTATATCCTGCAGCAAGCCTAATAAATGCTGTCGTGGAATTAGGAATCGATATATCAGCATAATTAATCGTAGTATTTGTAGTTGGTTTACTTGTCGGGGTTTTAAAGTTTAATACACCTAATTTCATCGTAGCCAAAGTCACACCATCGCTAAAAAGAACTGAAAACGTGTAATCTGTATCTAATTCAAAGTCATTTTCGAAATATTGGTATAGATAGGCATTATTCTGTGTGGATATATACTCTCCGTTGCTTGATGTACGAACAGACCCGCCTCCACTAACATACCAACGGTCGAAAGAATATTCTGAACCACCCCCGTAAGTACTTTTAGCTCTCTGATTGATTTTAAAATTAGGATTAATTAAAAGATTTGGATTAATCGTTAAAATCTCTATCGTTTGCGCCGCCGAACCATTATATGTCGTAGAATTTTCGTTAACTTGCAACGTTAAAGCGTTTGCGACTTTATCGGCAGTAGTTGCCCTATCCGCCGTAGCAGCCTTTTTAACGGTCGTTCCATCACTCTCGAATATACCGGTAATCGCTTTCCCGTTAATATTTGTCGTCACATTCGCAGCATTATCTGCCAAGGTTGCATTTTTAACCTTTAAGCCGTCGCTTTCGAATATATTTGTTATTGCTTTACCATTGATTTGCTGTGAGACATTCGCGGCAGTATCCGCAGACAAGGCTTTCTGCGGAACCGTTGTTCCGTCTATAATATTTTGCACCATTTTTGTTGTTGCCGGTGTTTGTATTGCCATTTTATCCTCCTTAATTTAATATCAATAAATTTGCCGTGATTGCCGCTGTCGGCGTGCTTGCACAAGAGATCGTTATACTTCCCGCCGCTTGCGCCGTCAGACGGATATTGTTCGTTATAAACGCCGCCGCGCTTGCGTCGCTTGAAAACAGTTCCACATGGCTGCTTGCAGTTACGTTTCCTATCGCGGCATAATCCGAAGCCGTCAAAGTTACCGCATTGCTTGACCATTTCGTCGCCGCAATCGAGATAGCCGTATCGCTACCTCCGCCACCCGATGTAATATCGATTGTCTTTGCCGCTGAACCGTCAAAAACCGTTGCCGTCCCATTTACATTGAGCGTTAAGGCGTTATTGACTTTACTTGCTATATTAGCAGACACGGCATACGTCGCAGACGTGGGCGCCGCTGTTCCATAAAATGAGACGCCAAGTTCAATTACATTGATTGTATTGTCTGTTAATAAGGTGTACGAAACAATTCTATATGTAGACGACAAGTTATGATATAAAATTAAATCCCCTGCACTATCGAGTGCAACGCAGATATTGCTAAGCGTCAAATTACCTGCAAGAGTACAAACGTAGGCTTGAATTAAATTTCCATCATTATTCCTCACGTCAACTTCCACAATTCCGCTCGGCTCATTGTACGATTGTCCTTGATTCCCATAAACTCCGTTTACAAGAAATATTGCGGAATAATTATTGGATACGGCAATTTTGCTTTTTTGAATCTTTCCGATTTTCCACCAGCCGATATTTGCAGTTCCTGCGTTCGCGCGTACCGAATAGTTCAGCCTATCTGCATTATTTGCATTCTTCGCTTGTTCAACAGGCGTAGTTCCGTCAATCACGCCGTCTATACGTTTCCCTAACGCAGTATCTGAGGCAGTCCTTTCACTCTTTTCTGTATCTATCCTCGTACCAAGCGCCTCGTCCGCAGTTGTCCTGTCGGTAACTTCCTGATCTATACGTTTACCGAGCACGGTATCCGCATTGGTTCGGTTAGTGATTTCAGAGTTCAACGCAGTCTGACTTGCCCTCGAGGTATCGACCGGATGCACGTGCGCTCCGTCTGCATAGGTGTTTGTATTTCCTATCGTAGCCGTACCGTTCATCAAAGGAACTGTTGTCGATTTCGGCGTTAGTTGATCAGGAACAAGGTCGTCCGACTTATTCCATTGATTTGCCGTAGGCGACCCCCATATCCAAACATAAGACTTTTGATCAACATCCGCCACATAGGCATAATCGTTCGGGGTTGCAATTGGATATTCCGCCTTTAAATCAGCCTCGCTCGCAAAATATCCGCGAAAATGTGCCTCATTCGTGATTTGTTCCCGTATCCCGTCAATGGCTGTCTTATTCTCGTTTATCGCCCCCGTAACGGTCTTTGCGGTCGTTGTAAGGGAATTATCGTTGATGTTCTGTTTCAGGTCAAGAGCCGCCTGTTGGGCGGTAGAAACGGGCTTGTTCGCGTCCGAAGTGTTATCCACGTTCCCGAGACCGATATCGCTTTTCGTAATCGTTTGCGCCGCAGAGCCGTCATAGGTTTTACTGCCGAATGATAATTTATTGGCGACCTTGTTTGCTGTCGTTGCATTATCCGCGTTGGTTGCATTGTTCGCGTTATCCGCATTGGTTGCATGGATTGCATTATCCGCATTTGCCGCCGTATCCGCACTTAATGCTTTATTCGCATTTGTGGCGTTACCCACCGTCATTTCAGGGTAAGTTCCGTTTGTTTCCGCTATATTTACAGGTTTTATGCTTACGAAACAGGTATAGTTTTCCGAAGAAGAACTCGTACCTACAACAATACTGATTCGAGCATAAGTCTCCGTTTCATTTCCGTATTTACCTATCTCATCTAAAAATACGGCGGTTGAATTTCCCATGCTGTCGTTTACGTTCAATACAACACGCGGAATCTCAAGTTTTTCTTCACTACCGAATAAGCCGATTCGAAACATGCAATCTGTTTTTTCAGATATAGCCGCCGCACCTTGTTCGCTTGTTAAGTCTATACGTACTGACTCGCCATTTGCTAACTGTTCTGTCTGCTCCTCGCTCAAGTTTATCCCGACAAAATATACCTGTTTTTCTGCGGAAATGGTATTGTCTGAACTTATGGAAATCCCTTCTCCCATGCGTAGTTTAGGTTGATAGTAGGTATCGATCTGATTCCCTAAGCCGTCGTTTTTTGCGTTTGTCGCATTGCCGACCGTCATATCGGGATAGGTTCCGGAGGTGTCGTTTTCGTCGAGCAGTTTAACATACACGTTAGTGTACATACCGTCGATATTTCCATCAAACGGGTTATTTATATTCGCCGTACTATAATCTGCGGTGACACCGTTCCCAGAACTTTCTTTGTATAAATTGTATGGATAACGAAACTCAGTCGTGACATTACTTTTTACAACCGGGTTAGAGGTACTACCACTGCTGGTGTCGTCGTAATACCTAAGATACGTCACAGCGGTATATTCGGTCGAGTTATTTTTAATCGCGTATTCAGCATCGTCAATAGTATCGTACATACTAACAGAGCAATATTTAATATTGCGTATTTCTGCACGATAATGCGAATTTATACTGACAACGCCACCTGCGTTTGCCGTTAACTTGTCATCAGTCATCCATACAATTTTGAATTTATTTCTAAAATCAACACCATAGTCGCCTTTAATTATAGCATAATACAAACATCCCGCTTCAGGCGGATAAAGGGTATTTTCAGCCGTCTGATAAACTTTCCGAACATACGCCGACTTATCTGTATCATTAAAAATCACATACGGAGATGTTTCCGTCGGGGGGCTGAGCGGATCGGACTTTGGCTGTATAACACCCAAATCCGTTGTTCCTACGGCATCAATATTTTCCCGCGTCTGTTGTTGCTGTTCAGCCGTTAAAGTTTGTGCGGTAATCTTGACTGTATTGGAAGAAAGTTCGTCTATACGCCCGCTCAGCGCACCGTCTGCCTGTTCCCTCGTTGCGGTTTCGTCGTTTATCTTCGTCTGTAAAGCCGTATCCGCCTGTTGTCTCGCCGTGATTTCCGCATCCAACGCCGTTTGGCTTGCAAGCCCATCTATTAAGTCCGCTACGGGTATGCTTATCGTTTGCCCGTTGTTCAACGTCAGGATGATGGACTTTGTTTCCGCATCATACGAACCGCCGACTACCACCGATTCCAACGGTAAATCTATTGAGCCTGTCGACAACACCGTTCCGTCTTTGCTTATCAGTTTTAACGTTACGATATAGGTACTCGGGTCTATCGTCAGTTCCAAGGAATGCCCCGTTTCCCTGTCTATCTCTACTTTGGTATAATAGCCGCTCAGTGTGGGTAATTCATTGCGAAACGTGACCTGAATAAATATCCCGAGCGATGCAGTCGGCACCGTTGTGCACGAGAACTCGATTGCTGTTTCGGGGGCGGTAATGATTTGGGCGGTAATGCCGCAGTTGATGTAATCCGCCGCGCTTACGTCCATGGGATAGATACTCACGTCCTGTTCTGCCGTCAGGTCTTGTATCTTCACGATTTGCTTATTGTTTGCCCACCCGTCTGCGGGTAACGTGCGGAAATAGAGTTTATCTACGTCCGTGATGAGGTTCGCGCTTCCGAGGTATGTCTTTACCCCGTCTATCCACGCCCAAAGTTCGAACAGATTGCTGTCCTGATTCGATACGATGGCGTAGATATAATCGGGTTCCCCGACCTCGGGAAGTTCGGGCACGAATTTGATGATTCGGTTTGCTAAACTTGCCAGATCGCTTGCGGACTTCGCCGCTTCCTCCGCACTCTTTGCAGCCTCTTCCGCAGAGTCTGCCGCCGCGTCCGCCAAGTCTTTCAGTTTCTGAAAGTAAGCCTCGGAGATCTCGTCAAAACTGACGACTTCCTCCCAGTATTCGGAATTGAGTTTCCCGTCGATATAAGGTTCTTCCGTATTGTTCGTTCGGATGGACTTGACAAACGCTCCGAACTCCCCGACAGGATAAAAAGTGATTTCATTCGCGCCGTATGTGTAGGCTGAGTTCCAAGCGTAGATTGCACGGGCGGCAAAAGCCCCGTTATTCAACTGCTTCTGCAACGACGCGATAACACTCAATATTTGCTCGTACACGTCTGCGCTTGGTTCATCTGGGAGTACGGCAGGCACTCCTTTGGCGACCTGAAACGACGTCGCGCTCGTGGCTGTGATCATGCCGTCTACTTCCGTATAGAAATAGAATTGTGCCGTGACTGTGCCGTAGTACTCCGTGATCTCCGACGGAATGGCATAAGTCCAACCCGAATACTCTTCGCCCGTTTCTTTGTTTATGATGCCCTGCAAGGAATTCTGCTGCGTCATGGGTTCAGCGGGAACCACGATACCGTTGGGCAACTGAAACGCCACGGAAGCCGTAAGTCCGCTCGCAAACGGCGCGATGAGATAAATCGTGTTGGTATTCGCCGCGCCTTGGTAAACAGGCGACGGCAGATTTTTGATGATCGTGCCGTCGTTGTCCACAAAAAATATCATGCTTTAATCCTCCTTGGGTTGTATGCCCGTTAATTCCGTGTATTCCTCGAACAGCGAATGACCGTGGTTCAGTTCGTCCTGCGTCTTTTCTTCCGTCTCCGCTTCCAGTTTCTCCAATAATTCCATAAACTCGGGCAAGTCCGAACATATCTCTTTCGCCTTTCGGATAAGGTTCAACTGTTCCGTGTACCCTTTCACCGCATCCGCTTCCATTTTGTTGTTGTACATGAGCATTGAGCCGAGTTCGAGCAATACGTTCTCCTGCTCGCCCGTCATCTGATCTCCGTCCATACGTCCTCCTTGAATATCTTTCTTTTTTTGGTAAAATAAATCGGCGTGAACTGCTGTCCCGCCGATATTTCCATGTTTTGCGCGATCAACACGTCTCCGCCTTTGACCTCGCTCTGCGTGAATACGTTTCCCTCTTCGTCCTCAACTTTTTCTGCTTTACCCAAAGACTGCTGCGTCACGATCGCCCAAGCCTTGCCGTTTGCGGGGAATTTCCCTGCAGTTACGCTGAACTTTCCCGAGCCTGTATTGATCGCAATATCCATGCTCGGCAACGTTGAAAGGTCGACGTCAAGGCTTCCCTGCACGTGGTTGATAAACTTATTTAAAGGCTCGTCAAACACGTAAAGTTTTGCCGCGAGGGATTTATCTACCCCGCGCACTAACGGGCAGTACGCCGCCAATGCCGAGCCGATAATGAGGTTCTGCACGTTCGTTACGAAGTCTATCTGGATATTCCCCTGCAATGCCTCTCGGTTGTCTTTACGGAGGATAACCGGTTTATCTAAATTTGTAGAGAAGTAAGAATCGTTTGCCCTTCTTTCATAGCCGCGCGGTAATCTCGTCCCTATTTCTTCCTGCTCTCCAAAATTATCTATCGGTTCGCCTGCCGGTTCTAAATAGAAGTTGTAATAATACATTCTGCCGTAATAATCAGGATATTGGTAATTGTTTTGGAAATAACCGCTAACTGTTACTTCTTTATCTAATATTGTAGATGTATATGTATTTGTTTTGAACTGTGAAATTGCCCCGGCAGAATAGTTATCTTCATATCTCCATGCAAAAGACAACGAATTTCCGAACGCTGACGAAATCACGGGTAAATTTACGAGAGGCAGCGGATATTCGTTTTTTTCGTAGGTGGCCTCGTAGACATTCAGCGACGCTATCGTAAAGCTTGTATGTGCTACCGCTACCCACTCTTCCGCATCATATGTAGCGCTGTTTCCGGTAAACGAAACATCCACTCCGTTTTCTTCCGTTGCGCCATCGACATAAAACCGGATTCTCGCGTGCACCGTTTTCGTCGCATCAATTTCTTCCGTAACTGTAAAAGTAAACGTTTTGGTCGCGTTGGAATAACTCGACTGTACTTTATCCGTTATATCTACCTTTGTAGAAGATAGCACAGGTTGTTTATACGTTCCTCCGTATACCGAAATGTTTGTTAAAGGTTGATAAGGATAATCCTGTAAAAACGTCTCTTCTACCGCATTCATAAAGTTATTGCTTATCAAACTGTCTTTGTCTGGCGTTTCCTCTTTGCCTATTACGATGTATTCACGATATAAAAGGTTTCTTTCCACCGCTTGCGTTTGGGATATCTCCGAAAACCGCTTGACCGAAGATATTCCGATATACTGGGAAAGCCTGTTGAAATCCTTGGAAAGACCGATTGTGCACTTGATATAGGTCGGCAGATACTCCACGGATACCGCAGAGATATAATAATCATCGTCGTACATTTGCCCTGCTTTGGGGATATCCGAAAGCCTTGCAAGATTATATGTAATTGACTTTTCCACATTCCCGATGCGTGCGATAACGCCCTTTAAATTCTCTCCATAATAGCGGCTTTCAATAACATTGGATTGTTGGTTATAGATAAGCGCAGCACCATAAGGATAGTCGGGATAATAGGTTTTCGTCTGTCCCACACGCGTATTATAAAACGGCATATAGGTCACTCGGAAAGCAAGCAACGGATATTTGGTTGTATCTATGTTTAGTCCTGGCGTATTTGTCGCTTTACGAAGAATGTTAACGATTGCATAGTTTTCAAACACAGCAGAAATTGGGTTTTCAGGTTTAAAATTTAATGCTGTAATATTCTTCTGACCTTGCGTATAGGATAGTCCGAATGCCTTTGAATAGGGATATTCGGAATCATACGAGGATAGTTGAGTATTATAAACAGACGATTCAAACACCCAAGGTGTTATGTTAATATTGGGTTTATTGTTATTACCGGGAATGTATCCGCACTCCAATTTCTCAATGCTATAAATCGGGTATTGCGTCGGAATAATCATGTTCTCGTCCGTTATGCGCACATACATAGTTTCCGTCCTGACCGTCTTAAAACCGTCTCGATACGGTTCCACGATAACGCCCGCAAGTTTATCCAGTTGATTGACGAGGTTCTCCGCATTGCTGTCGAGGTGCGATGCATAACTGTCTATGACCTGCGATACGGTGTTTCTTATGTACTTCCTGTGGAAGATATTGCTCTTCTCCGTCTGCCCGTAAAGGTCGAATAACACCTCGTAATAAAACTTTCCGTTGCTATCCTTTTTGATATCGAGACGCGGCTCTCCGTGTATTACCTTGCCGCACTCCTGCAAGCACTCGCGCAAAGTCTGTTTTGTAAAAGAGAACTGCGGGGCAAGGACGTTATCGAACATTGCCGCTTGTTCCTTGTTCAGTTTAAAGCGCGGCGTTTCCCCTAATCTGATAGGTTCCGCAAGGTCAAGCGTGCGATTGATAACGTCCGTGATTGTCCATTTTTTCAGGGGTAGTCTATTATCTACAGCAGTAAAAGTATAAATGGCTGTACTTTCAAATCTTGTATTAGAGCCAGGACTTGCTTCACTAAAAATATACTTATATGTTACAGTATAAGTCTGCCCTGATTGCAAATAAATGGTTAAACCGGTATCTGCGCCTTCATCATCCCCCGTTCCTGTACGATAATATGTTCTGCCAATTATTTCATCATATTGATTCTTAATCTCTAAGGCATAAGTATTAAAATGGGTAAAAGAACCCGGGTTTCCCGGTTCTTTATATGGAAATATTTTGATAACAGGATAAAAAACGAAATTTCCTGACGGCAACGGGCTCCTATAATCACTGGGGGTTGACTCCTTATAACCGCCTTGTATATGCGTTTCAGGGGTCGCGATGCTTGCATTTACTGTATAGTTTCTACCAAAATCATTGGTAAACGTAATAGTATCGACGACTATGCACTCTAAAATTTTGGTAACTTCGATGATATACAAATCATGATTCCAACGATTAGCACCGACAGGGCTTTCGGTCGCCCCCGTGTCATTCGCCACGACATATCTTTTAATCTGTTTTTGCGTATTCCACGAAGTTTCAGCAAAATACAGTTCATTGCTGAAATGTATCTCCACAGGAGTTAAAGGTTTAAAGTTCTTGATAGGACAGTGGCGAAGAGAAAGATAACATTCGTCAAGTTGTTCGTCCAAAAGATTCCCCCATTTAATGGGCATGACCGTGAAGCAGGTCAGGTTAATACCGTTAATGTAAACGGCGGCGTTGTTTCGAATTGCCATATGATACTCCTTTACGCAAAAGAGGTTTTCCAAATTTGTTGAAAAAAATTAAAAAGTGTGTTATCATTAAAAAAAGAGGTGCAAAATGAGATATAAAAAATTAGTCAATATTTTACTTGTTACCATTCTAACTCTATCCATCGCCTGTCTATGTTTGACAATTACACCCTGTAAAGAAATTTGGGAATCTTATCAAATGTATATGTTAAATGATCCAACATATATAGTACAAGCGATGCGTAGCCAACTTTTGAGTAACGCGCTACAGATTACTTTTGCTCTTGCCTTTTCAGGTTTAATCGCAATTTTATCTTTTATTGCTTTTATTATTTCAATAACGCATAAACAAAACTTAAAGGACGGCGAGTGACCGTCCTTTTTTATTGATTCGGACTCCTTCGTCCTGCCGTACCTGCTCGAATATTTGCCATGCCGATGGAAACATTTTCAAGGTTCTGCTCCAAATCAAGCCTTACAGAGTTTTGTTGCCAGCCAATGAATTTCATGAGATAACTCAAACCTACCCCCGCAGCGGCAATGCCCGCTCCCGCAGGGCCTCCCATGATAAATCCCATAGCAACCGCTCCAACAGAACTCGCGGCTTGCGAACCTTCATTGTATACGAACTGTAACCGTTGCTGAAACTCAGACGCGCCCGTTTTTAAATTTACGTTTGATACTTCAAACGAAATATAACTGTCCGCAATCTGTTTGATTCCCGTATAAGCCATAAGTTTTTTAGCGCCCCGCACAACGTCCCTTGCACTGAGCGCACCGTCGCCGCTTCCTGTTCCGCCTGAACCTGAACTCATATCCGTCGAACTCTTTGCGACGGGAGTTTCGGTTTCCGCTTCGCTCGGCAAAACAATCTTGATAATATCAGCCATTACTTTTTACCTCAAAATCAATGCCGCTTCCTGTGATATTTACAGGCTTATTGGTGATCAAATAAACATGATATTTATCGCTTGTTTCATCGTAGACGATTGAATCAGGCTCTAACGATACGGTAACCGATTGTCCTGCCGTCCACTCAAATACCTTACCCGCTATATAAGCAAGGCAACTCTCGGAAACCGTAAAGGTCAACGATTCAAGCGTCGAGGATTCAACTACAAAATATCCGATCTGAAAACCGTTTGGAATATTTATAAGGTCGATATTATCTTGTAATTCCGCAATTCTGAAAGTGAACGATGCAATCGACACCCCTTGCATCGCGCCCGTTATGCGGGTCATTGTAACGAGATATAAGCCCGTTTCCGCATCCTCCGCTTTCCCCCATTTGATCTTAAGAAAATGCGCCACGTTTTGTTTCCCGTGCAATAAATAAGAAATTGCAGCCGATGAAGACCCATAGACAACATTGGAGGGAATAGACACTTCAGCCGCGAATGCCGAGGAAACGGAAATTACTTTGGATACTTCCGAACCGCTATAGACGTCGGGAGTCATAACGCCGGCACGGTCGGGAATAAAAGATTGGAAGGGTAAAACCTCCCCATCCATTTCCACATCTATATCCAGAGAAATAATGCCGCCCTGTACAATGTTCGCCTCGATATATACGTTTACGGGGAGAGAATTACTGCGCCATGACTGTAGATCAATTCCCTGCGGAATTGCCACACCGGCAACTATACCGACCGCATATTCCACTCCATTTTCATCCTGCATCATGAATGCCTGATATTTTTGAAAATAGTTGGACAAAACATTCATGATATATTGTACGAACCAATACTGCCCGTTTTTGATATGATCTAAATCTTCGGCGGTTTGTTTTGCCGTAGTTTTAGGCGGGTCGACGGGAACGTCAAACTCTATCGTGATTTGATTTACGCCCATGACAAGCCTGTTCGCCGTTATAGTGTTTGCCGATACCTTAATATCGCCTGTTATGAAAGTATAAACGTCGTTTCCCTGCCTGATTGATTTTACCCGTTCCCCCGCAGTCGTCCAAAGTTTAAAACTTAGGTTTTCATAATCTAAAACAGCGTTCAACTCGTTTTCAAATTTATTTGCCAGTTGTTCTGTTGATATCATGTTTCCAATTTCCCTCCAAGTTTTCTCGCAAGTCTGTGCGTAAACTCATCCTGAAAAATCTCAAACCAACCTTCGTTCGGATTTTTCTTCCCGTTCCACCGCGCCGCTGTCCACGGAAGTTGAGTAAACCACACGTATGGAGCGATACTCTCGTCTATATAGGCGATAAATTCGTTCCCTTCAATACGATAGCGTAAAGCGTTAAATGCCATATTTCCCGTTGAACCGCCTTTCTTATAACGTGTACTCGGATTCGGAACGAACTCAGCCCTGATCTCCTCAACAGTCGCTATCGCCGCACTGATGATTTCATTCCTTGTCATCGCACTCCCCACTTATTTTCTTCCTCTACGAGCCGCAATACCAAAGTTGTACCCAAAGGAGTTCCAAACAATCGTAACGCCTGTTTGGACGCCGATTGATAATCTATCTCGATTTGTGCGACACGGAATAAACGACCGTCTGCAAGTAACATATAACTGCGGTTCTCAACGGGTTTTATCAAATCGTTTGTACGGATAACCACATTGCTCGCCTCTCCTTGAATATTTGAAAAAAGTCTTTTGTACGTAGAAGAGTACGGATTAACGTATTCGTAATTAAACACGATCCCTGACGGGTCTGCATCCGGACGCATAGCATAAAACTTCCCTGTAGCCGTAAATTTCGCTCTGGGATTCATCAAATCGAGAGAATCGAAAATCATATTAAAGCCTCCCTGTATACAAGATAGACGCGCCGAGGCACGGTATCACGGTATTTAATACGCTCTTGCACAATTCATTGATGGCGTTCTGCCTATCCTCTTTCACGGGCGAAAAGTAGCCGTTGCCGTTAAAACAGATATGTTCGGCTTGATAGAGCATCGCCTTCATGATGATCGGTCTAAGTTCAGGAATTTTGGCGATCAAATAATCCTGACGCAGATTATCCACATTGAATTCATGGATATACTGGTAGACCATGTCGCTCGTTGTTTTCCTCAGTTTTTCCACTACTGTTTCGGGATTCACGGTAGACGTGGCAAGAATACGCGCACGCACGTCCAATCCCGCTTTTTCGATCAATGCTTTTTCCGTAAGGATATAGTGTCCGCTCGGTTCGTCAAACACCATGAAATCGTCGGTATACGGATAAGTAAATTCAGGCATCTCAAATCTCCTTTTAATTATTTTTGGAAAGGGGCTCGGTAAAGCCCGAACCCCTCAGAGGGCTTACTTCGACTATTTAGCCGCAGCGACGGTGTATTCAAACGTAGAAACATTGGAAGGAACACATCCCGCCTTAAGCGCGATGGCCTTTACGGTCGTCGCGGCGGAGATGGTAGGCTGTGCCGTACTGTCGACGTATTTCGTAGATTTGCTCGTCGGCGTAGTGCCGTCTACCGTGTAGTAAATATCCGCACCCGTAGTACCGGTTGCAAGAACGATTTTCGTTCCGCTCGTAACGGCACCGCTACCGGGCGTTGCATTGACGTCCTCAACCTGGGGAATACCGCTTTGGATATTGTCGCCGTTCGGCTTCGGCACGGAAGCAACCTGTTTGAATCCAACGACCTCCCCGTTCTCGTCGTAGATAGGCAGAGCGATCTTGTCTTCCTGTTTCTCCACTTCCGTAGGCGCGACAGGGCGCAGGCGGGTATCGGCATTCATACCGAGCGTGGAAGTAAGATAATCGTTCGTGAGCGTGGATTTACCGATAACATAGGACTTTCTGAAAGCCTCATGCCCCCAGATGTTGAGCGGCTGAGCAAGCGAACCGCGGGGATTCGGGCAATCGATGATCTTTACGCCGAGATCGATACCCGTCGCTTTTGCGGTCGCTTCATACGACACGGCGATGGCGTCCACGTTCGCAAGCGCGCCCGCCTTAAAGCCGAGATACTTCTCCGCCAACGTCCAGATATAATCGGGCGCAACGACAAAGTTAAGCCCCATAGCGTTGCCTTTGTAGTTTGTGCCTACATATCCACGGTCGGACATACGCGCGTCGAGGTCATAATTTTTCAGCATTTCCTGCGCGAGATCGCCGCCGAGCATGATAACTCCCGATTTACGGTTGAAAATACCGTTGATGAACGAAGGACGTCCGATAATGGTTCTGCCCTGCGCGGAGTACGTGAACGCCCCGCGGACTTGGTCGCCGTTGTCCATAAGAGCATTGACGCTGTTAAACAGGGTTGCATATGCGTTGTCCTCCGTCAAATCCCCTTCGTTCACAAGGTTGTTTCCGTCGTTGAGGGAACGGAAGAAGGCATACGCAATGACTTCCGCAAGCGTAGAACCCGATCTGTCCATCGCCACACGCTTGGAATAAGACGCGATCTTCGACGCCATGATATCCATCGGAACGTACTCTTTCGAGATATCGGGGAAGATCATCATCTGGTCGTTCACCTGGTTGGTGTAAACCATGAACTCATCGTTTGCGGGAAGCAAAGGCGCATTCGCATTGATCACGCCCGCATTGCCGTCTGTACCGGGTCTGCCGCCGTAAGACAGGGTACGGGAACCGAAGGGCAGCGGCGTATCGAGCATAACTCTTACCGCCCCTCCGCGTTCGGGATTCGCCGTATATTTCCCCGTGACGGACTGTCCCTCACGGAAAATTTCTTCGATGTAGATGCTCTCCGCGATCACGCGGGAGAGTTCTACGTTTACCATCGAGCCGTCCAAATAGTACCGCCCGTTTTTGTCCGTCTGGGTCGCGCCCAGACCAAGTAACGCATCCGTAGTAAATTTGGACGCTACGCCATATGTACTGATAACTTTCGACATTCTTTTAAATCTCCTTATTTGTTAGTTGTAAATGTTTTCAAGCCGAGCCAACTCCGCGGCTTCTTCGCTCGTTGCTTGCTCCGCCGTGCGTTCACGGCGTTCTTCTTTCATTTCGGCATGCTGCTCAAACGCAGAAACAAGCCGTTCGACAGCCCCGACGAGTTTATCCACACGTTCCGCCAAACCGTCGCCCGATTCCTTTTTGCCTTCATCCTCCGCACGCTCTTCGTCGGCTTTCTTCGTGCCCTCCGATTCGTCCACGCGGTCTTTTGCGTCCTGCGAATTTTCATCGCCGTCACGCTTTTCCTGTTCTCCTACACTCTCGTCGATACGGTCTTTTTCCGTCTGACTGTCTTTGCCCTTTTCGGAAATGTCCTCTTCGGCTTTCCTTTCCTGCTTTTCGTCTTCCGTCATGTTTTCGGAATCCTCCTTTTTATTTTTGTTGCGCCAGCTAAATAATCCCATAGCCCGCTTCCTCCTTTATGGCATGAAAAAAGCACCCTCGCAAAGGCGCTTACAATAACTTTGTCCGCGACGGATAATACGCGCGGTTATTCAGTTTTGAAAACTCGATATAGGCTTGGTTCCATTCGATGGCTTTCTTCCGTGCCTCCGCATATCCTTTGGCATCCAGCCCTTTCAACTCGACAGCCTTCGTTCTCCACCGTCGGACATTGGCTTCCAGCCGCCGCTGCTCTTGCGTGATCTCGTATTCCCTGCGCTCTTCAACAACATTCGGCTTCGGGAAACGATATCCCGATTTATACGGAACAAGATAATGTCGGCAGTTGAATCCGAGCAAGCCGTTCTTATAGGTTTTCCCCGCCTTTGTCGTGTACAAAATATCCGTCGCATTCTCTAACGGTTCATACCTGCGCCCGTCGTCCGTCGTGCCGTAGGTACCGTCCAACGAATACACGCGCCCTTGCCATGGAGCGCAACGTGCGGAACAGTCCGCATGAGTCGAACAGATGACAAGGTTTACTCCCCGTGCTTTGAACCCTGAGATCTCGTCCTGATGCGCTTGATACCGCACCTCCATCTCCGCTCGGTTTCGCAATGTATTGCGCCCGCTCACGTCGTCGGGATCGCGTGCTTGCTGTGCCGCCAATCGGTCAAGCGCGGGCTTTACGTTCCGTTCCATATAGTCCTTTGAGAACTTCTGTAACGGGCTTCCCAGCAGCCGTGAGCGGTCATATCCCGCTTGTTCGAGTGTTTGCCTTGCGCTCTCTTTCTGAGCCTCTGTGGGCTTAATTTCGCGCCCATACGGCGTCTTGCCGTTCAGCAGGAACAATGCCGATAAAATAAAGAACTGCCAACCGAAAGAACGGAGCAGTTCCCTGTATTGTGCATTATAAAATCGTAACAAACTCTTTCGGGCTGCAAGCGCAAGAGCGGGGATTTTTATCTGTTTTTCCGCTTCACGTATGATCGCGGCGATCTTGCGGTCTATGGCGGCCTTGGGCGTTTGTGCAAAGTACTCATCTTTCACTACCATCCTGATTTTTGTTTCCGCTTCTTCCAGCGCTATCGCCTGTAAATTGAGCGGTCGGTTCGCTATCACCATTGCTCAGATCCCTCGCATAATCTTCTTCGGAGTAATCGAATTTCTCCCGGTCTTGCCTTTCTATTTCCGTTGCCATGTTCTCCACCTCTTCTTCTCCAAGATCGGGCCAACGCTTACGCAGGTAATCGCGCAAAGGCAGCGTGCCTGTACGATAATCCTCCAACAGTTCCTGGTTTTCCCTCGCGCTGTTGGCGGACGCTCTGCCCCACTGTATCCCGACTTCTCCCGTAAAGCCATAGAAATAGGCTACGTCGGAAAGCATTGCGTTTATCGCCGTATTGGCAAGTTCGCGTTTGTTCGATACGCTTTTTTCCGTCGTACTGTTTTCGGAAGCGACCTCATCGTCTGTCTTGGTACCGCTCGAATTATAGGAAAGGTGATTTGCCAATGTGGAAGAACTCAGTCCCACCTTCGAGGCAAGCAGTTCAAGGTCAGCGTCGCGGATATATCTGTGCGCTTCGCCCCTGAGGTCGGGTTGGATAAACGTCGGCTTGACCATCTCTCCGTTGAGATTCGTATCAGGTAACTCTGTATAAAAGATATCTTCCAGCGGCACAGTTCTCGTATTCACTGCTTCGCGGAAGGTAAAGCCGTCCGCAAGCGTACCGGGTTGATTAACAAGCGCTATACGTCCATTCATCTGCTTCGGTATGATCGTGCGGGATTTCCCGAGATACTGGTCGACCTGTCCTTGCGTATAGTTGTAGTCGATGGAATATAACACGTCGAGTGCTGTGTGAAGCGTACTGTCGCTGTAACCGGGCAGATCTTGAAGAGCAACTGCGACAGATTTGTTTCGCACGTTGTAACACCCGATATTCCGCATCCGTTCAGGCATTCTGTACCATACCCCGGGGCGGATATCCCCATAGCAATATTCCCATTGCGCACGTACAATGCTTGGCACTTCTCTTTCTCCCGCCGTGCCCCAAGTCGGAGCCGTGACCAACGTGCCTTTCGCCAACTCGACTTTATAATACGGCACACCGTTCAGCATCATACGGATATCCCTTGCATAGTAAACTGAATCTCCCGCCACGAAACGGTTAAGGATCATGATCTGCGATATCTTTCCGCTCCTGCCGATTTGAAACACTACGCGGTTGACCGGGTACACCGATGCATAGATCTGCCCGTCTGCGGGCGTTAAGACAAGTATTGCGTTGCCTACCGAGTTTGAGTAGAAAAACATTCGGTTCAGCACATTGTTCAACTCGTCTGCATTCCATTGTTCCATGAACGCATTCGTACTTTCGTCATCCGAGTGTATCCGGAAACCTCCGCTCATACATTCTTTGGTGAATATGTCGCAGACGGTGTATCCCATTCCTGTGGAAAAGAAATCATGGGAATGAAGATTTAATACGAATCCGCTCGACCATTGCTGCCACTCCCGAATATAAGCGATATAATACGTCTTATATCCTGTCGGTATCATATCGATAAATGCGCTGTCGTTTATTATGTTTTGCATATTTTGCCAACGCGCTTTGAACATGGGCTCAAAGATCTCACGCGATGGCGCGTTCTTTAATGCCCTTTCTCTGTTTGATAATTCCATCTATCCCTCCTAAGCCGAAAACAACGGCGTATTGTAATAAAGTTTTGTTGCGTATTCCAAACTATCGATCGTATCGTCCCGCTGCTGTTTCTTGACGTCTCCCGTCTTTTCATCAAACACATAATTTTCGATATCTTCGATGAGTTGAATCGTATTTACGTTTTCGGCCACATGAAAATACAAGATCTTTTCGGATAGCATCGACCTTACACGCTTGATATCGCCGATTATACTCTTTTCCCTAACGAGGCACGTATCCTCGCCGCTGTCTTCCGCAAACTGCAATCGAAGCATCTGCCCGCCCTCTGCGCACTCAAATATCCAGCGCCGCGGAACATACTGTAAAAACGGAAACTTTTTTAAAAGCGTCTGCAAAAACTGTATCAACATTCTTGAAGCCTGTGCAGGGGATTGCTGCCCTATCTTTTGCGGGTCTATCTCCAAGCAGTCCAGCACCACGGCAACGCCGCTGCGAAATATTGCCAGAGGTGTTACACAGGTACTGTCGTTCACCGTTCCTTCATCCAATCCGAGTACGAGTTCGGCAACGGCATCATTCCTGCGCTCTCCCATAAAACGAAATACATTTACCACATGCGTTTCGCGCTTAAACTGTGGATAAACCATGCCGCGGAAATTGACGGGTTCCCCAAGATACCAGTACCGATAATACTCGGGGTCGTCGCGCTTGAATTTCTCAATGTCTGCGATCGCTCGCGAAGATAACAGTTCCCGTATATCCTCCCACGTCGAATAGATGCGCGTCGCTCCGTTCTTGATCTTATCCCCGAAAAACTTATATACCCAATGGCTTCGGCTGAGTGGCGGGTTAAACGCGAAGATCGTCTTTGCATGGGGCAATAAAAAACGAGCCGCCGTAGAGGTCCAGCCCGTGATATGATTGTAATGTTTGACTTGATCTGCTTCATCCAGAATACAAAGAGCCAAGGTTTTATATTGGGGCGTAAAGCCTTTCGTCGCGGTCACGTCGTCGTCCGTCTTTCCGTTGATGCCGCTGAAATAACAAATAGCACCTGTCGCCAGGCACGTGACCTTCAACGGGCTTAACGACCATTCAAACAGTTTTTCTACACCCATAAGTTGTATCGTGCTTATGAGCGAACTGTATATCGTACTTCGGATATCTCCCGATTCTGCACGGCAGTACCATACGTTATTATATTTGCTTTGAAGCATGAGCGATATTGCAAGAACCTCATTATTGGTACTCTTCCCCGAATTTCGTCCGCTTTGCTCCACGATCTCCGATACGTTCGGGTCAAACAACGGCGCATATTGTATCGGTACGTTAATCATGGTTTTCCTCTCCGCTGCAATCTTTTACATTGATTTGAACAGTAACCCCGTTTCCGTTCAAAGGTGTATCGTTTTTCACGGCAAACACCTCTGACAATATTTTGAGCGCGCCCATTTTATCCCGAAGGTTTGCCTTTGCTATATCTTCCGCTGAAAGCGCCAGGATCTTCTCCATGAGTTCTTGCGCAGTTTGCTTTCTGCTATCGAGATACTCAAGCATGGAAAGCGTATTTTCTTCTTTTTTATTACGCAATTTTTCGCAACTTTTTTCGGTATTCAATATCGTAGATATTGCCTGACGCGAAACATGATATTTATCCGCAAGTTTCTGCTGTGATACCTTTCCGTCTCCCTCCACATATTCAGCGATGATCTGTTTCCGCTGACGGTCGGTCAACTTCGCCACATTACCGCCTCCTTTTTTTTTGTATAAAAAAAGCGCTCCGCCTTTCGGTTTTGCGCTTCGTTTTTTTGCTTGTTTACAATCTTTTACGATACCATTATAACATAGGTAAATGTGTCATTTACTGTCATCTTTCATTTTTTCGGAAAGTTTTTTAATTGCTGAACCTTCGATTCGGTAAGGCTGACGTTCCGCGTAATTGTATTCTTGTTGAATTCTTTTCCAAGGTTTACCGAGCATATAACGGTCTATTATGATTGACCTTTCTTTTTCAGTAAGATCCTTGGCATGTTCCGCTATGTAATCCTCAATTTCAAACACTTCGCTCAAAAGTTCCTCATAGCCCGTTTGCAGCCGTTCCATATGTTCGACGAATACTTCCGCAATAAACTCTTTATTGCCGCCCTGAACCGCTATCTTGCTGTAATCCGTGGCTTTCAGGCAATCTATCTGGCTTCTCGCCTGCCGTATCTGTTCTTCTTGCTTTTTTAACAAACGCTTCTTCTGTCTCAAACTGTTGAGAGCCTTCTTGGTTTCTTCGTACGTCATTTTCATTCCTCTGATTCGTTCCAATACGCTGAATTCCGTGCCAAAGCCATGTCGATAAGCCAAAACTGTTTCTTCGTATCCATCATGATATCAATGGAGTATTTCCCGGTCAAATCTACACTTTGCATATGTTTTTCGACCAAGTCACAGACCTTATTTTTATTCATTTCATACTCTTTTAAGATCTTTGGATAATAGGACTCAAACACCAATTTATCATTGTAACTATATAAATTTTTTGCCACATAATCATAATCCCAATAATTAACGCAGTACAATGCCTTCGTGGCATCAAAGTCATAAAATACTCTAAATTCCGTATGTAGCGGCAAGCCATTATATATTTTTGCGATTTCCTGTTCATTATACCCTAAATCCACAAACTCTCTTAATGCGAATTCTTCTATCCCTCCTGCCCCAAACATTTCTGCCGTAGTATTTATTTCCACCAAATTCGCCAAGAGATTATATTTATTTGTTTTGCAGTACATAAAATCAAATTTATTTGAAAATGTACCGTTCTTTAAAAAATATATTCTTCGATCCATCAACGGCCATACAGTTTCACGCAGCCATTGATCTAATAAAAGCATTTCCTTGTCAGTTTCTCCGAATATATTACTCAGAATTTCATTTGGGACACGAAATATTTTTGTTGCGGGCACCAATAGTCCACAATTCTTTATTTTAGGGTACCATCTCGATATGTAATTTTCATTTGTTCCGTCATAATGCTTTATGGTTTCATTAACTTGAATATTCATATTTCTCCTTTCATACCCGGCACCCGCGCGGAGATGCCGAGCCTCTACCGATTATTGGGAGTTACCTCCGTTTTTTATTTCACAACCGCCGCGCCGTGTTGCGTCAACCTTGTAGTAATAATTGCTTGCTTTCTAACTTCTGGTATACCGTCGTTTCGTTATCAAATCTTTTACGAAAATCTTTATCGAGATTCAACTTCGAGAAAAAATCCATATATACCTTCTTAAAGCTTATTTTATACTTCTCCAACCTCTCACGCAGGGCGGCGTTTTCGGTTTTGAGTTTGGCAATCACTTTATCCATTTCTGAAATCAAATGATTTACTTCATCTACCGAATATACTTTTTCATCATCCGTCATTTCCCTTCCTCCGACAACTCTTTTTCGGCTTGCTGCATAAAGAAACCGTGTACACCCAAATCACTTACTATCGCTTGTTGCGATATTCCTTCATGCTCTCTGCCGTTCAACGCTAATATGTACGCTGTTTCGCATAAATCCAACGCTCTCTCCGCCACTTCCGCGCGGTGTTTCATTTCTTTATATTTTCGAATGGCTTTGTCAGTGACAGTTTTTGCAGCAAATTCAGCGGCTCTCGCGCGGTTTTCATTCTCTTTCACATCGCCTATCCCCGCCGCGATAAGGGCATCGGCAAAATAAGGTATTAGTGCTTGCTCTGTAAGGTTATTAAACACGTCACATAATTTTTGCGGCATTATTTTTTCTTTTCCGTCTTCGCCAACATAAACAGGTGTAACTTCACGTGTGATAAAATCTCTATGTAATATTTCCATAATCTTCTTTTTCAGTTCGTCGTTGTTCATTCTTCCACCTCAAAACGGGATTCCCTCATCATCGTCGAACTCTTCCATCGCCGCTTTCTTTTTCGGCTCGTCATTCGCCTTCTGTGACAAGAACTCTACTTCCTCGACAACCACTTCGGCAGCCGTCTTCTTCGCCCCGTCATTGCCCTCGTACTGCCTCATTTCGATATGTCCCGATATTGCGACCTTTTTCCCTTTCGAACAGTACTGCGCTATGTTATCCGCCAACCCTCTCCATGCCTTGCAGTTGAAAAAGTCTGTTTCCTGTTCCCCGTCCTTCGCATATCTCCGTTTCACCGCGATGCTGAAATTACACACAGATATCCCGCTTTGCGTTTCCTTCAATTCGGGGTCTTTTGTTAAGTTGCCGATTAAAAATACTTTATTCATGGTGTCTCCTTATTCTGTTATCTTCCCCGCCCATTGTTCTGCCATTGCCCTGGCTATTCCGGGAAATGTTTTACTTCTTAACTTTTGGCTGTGGGCTACTCCGTATGTATGTCCGTCTTTTGAGGTTGCCGCAACCCATGGAATATGCTCGTATTCAATTAAAACAGGCATTAACGGTGGTAATCCTTTCAGCCACAAGTATGTTCGTTTTGTATATGGTTCTCCGAATTCATAAGGCTGTATTATGCAATCCGGTCTGGGTAGTTTTAATATTGACAGCAGCATCGGGTTTTCCACACATATTTTGGAGCAGTCTGCATTCAGAAATTTCATGAAAAACTCTTTGGCTTGTAGTGCTTTTATATAACGCTCTCTGTTTATTTCTCCCTTCTTCGGATACATCCTGTTCGCTCCTGCATTGGATAGGTACGTACATGGCGGATGTGCGATGATCATATCCCATTTCATCTTCAAAAGTTCCAGTGCATCACATTGCAGATGCCATTCCGGATGCCCTCCGCTGCAAGCCTGTATATCGCAACTGTACGCTTCGTGCCCCAGTTTCCGCATTTCTATCGTTACCGCCTGGCTTTCTTCGCACGCTACCAATATCCGCATCTCTCCTCCTAAAACGGGATACTCCCTACCCGTTCCAATCTATGGCTCTTGCCTTTCAGTTCAAACTTCCTCGTAGACATCTCAGTGATGCGCTCGACCGTTTTCAGCATGATGCCGCGTTCGTCTACCAGTTCCTGTAAACTGTAATTGCTCGTAAAGATCGTCGGCTTTTGACGGATGTACCTGCCGTCGATGATTTGAAAGAATTTGTCTTGCGCAAAACTCACCGCCTCGCTCGCCTTCGTGTATTTCTCCGTTCCGATATCGTCAAATATCACGAGGTCTGACGTCACGTATCTCTCGATGATCGGGCGTTCGCTTCCACGCTGCGAATACGCGTAACGTATCTCCGTAAGAATCGTGTTCACATTCACGAACATTACCTGTTTCCCCGCGTTCAGCAGCATATTCCCGATACACGCCGTCAGATACGTTTTTCCTGCCCCGCTTTTCCCGTATAGATACATTCCCATTCCTTTCGGCTGGATCTTTTCGTAATTCACCGCATACATCAGGCAAGATTGAAAGACTTCTTCATTCTCTTTCGTGACGTTGAATTTATCGAAATCTGCGGCTCTGTACCTGCCTTCGATCCCCGACATCCGTTTTAGTTCCGCAATGTCCTCAACCTTATCCCCGTCGTCCTTTTTGCACTTACAGGTACACGGCAGCCAACGTTTGGCTTCTCTCAGAAAAAACATGACAGGCTCCTTGCACGTCCTGCACCGCACGATACCCTCGCCGTCCAGATATGTATTCGGGCGTTTCAGCATCTTCTGTGCATATTCGCCTTTATCATTCGGTTTCCAGAAACCCTTTACGGCGCTGTCTAAGATTTCTCCTATGGGCACTAAATCCGACACTCTTTCCATTTCACCCTCCGTCAATCGTACTGTATATCGGCCAGCGACGAACCGTCAAACTCGTCGTAGCCGCTTTTCTTCACCCGCTTAAGCGGTTCTTCCTTCTCCCAATCGTCATACGCTCCGTCCAGGATATCGGCATAGTGCTTGATAAAGAACCCGATATCCTTCCTCTTCTGCAATATTCCCTTGGACTTCTCAACCCTCGCCGACAACTTATCCCAGTCTATCGCACTCAGTTGTCCGCCGCTGTAATTCCCGATCGCATTGGAATTAATCTTCCAGCGTTGTAAAAACTTTTCAATGGGTGTATTCTCGCGCGCATGCGCATTTACATTCCTTTCTTTTTCTATTCCATTCATATTCTTTTCTATTCTATTGAGCGACGAGCCCTCGTCGAGCCCTCGTCGAATATTCGCCGTATTATCCTCGATTTCGTGATTTTGCGTATAGTTCCCCCTTTCCCCCATCAAATCTTTATGCGGGGGATCAGGAATTTTCGATGGCGTCGGACGGTCTATCTTTTGCCAGCGCAACCAGTTTTCTAAGAGATAAAAGTTATCGCCGTTGACTTCATAGAAAATTATGGACATATTAAGTGCTATCTCTGATAGGGCTTTTTTAATGTCGGTAACTCTCCTGTCCTCGTCGTTCGGGAACAACCTTGACCTTATAAAACCTGCATTGGCTCTTCCTTTACCGCTGTCGTCTGCGTTTGAGATAAGCCCGATAAATATAAGCTTTGCAAAATCACTTAATTTCGAGAATGACGATGATTCCCATATTTCAGGGCTGATCATTCTCTTTCTTGCCAACTTTACACCTCCTCTATTTCGACCTCTACGAAGTCAATATCGCTGTCCTCAAAATTGTCTGTAAAGCCTTTTACGTACCTTCTGCTGTCCTTGGGTATCACGCCCTGTTTCTGTAATGCGTCGAAGATGAATTTCTTTGCGGAACAGATATTGTCGGGATCTCTGCGATACGTTCTCTCATGCCAGACGAACCTGTATCGGCAAGGCTTATCCGTAGGCTTCAACAATCCTTTCTGCATCGCGCTGCGGATAAACCAACCGATCGTTTCGTCGACGTCTGCCTTCATCTTCGCGCCGCGGAACTTGTTCGCCCGGCACGCATCCTGATATTCGTTCAGGCTCGGCAGTTTCGCTTTAATTACCAGTTTCATCATCTTTGAACGGTAGTTCTCCATCATCATTTTCCTGCATTTGCTTTTTGAAACGATACTTTAATACCAATGCCGCTGCCTCTTGGTATTTCTCGACTTTCGCATTGTTCTTAACAAACAGTAACTGTTCCTGAGACATAGTGCCGATTTTATATTTTACATTCTTGATTGTGACTTCCGTCTCCATCGCCGCTTTCAGTTTCTCCTCAGCACTCTGTGCGGACGATTGTCCTGCGCTCGTCTGTTTCCCCGAGGCTTGCCCTCTCGCCTCTCTGTTGCCCGTTTTTGAAGGCGGTGTGCCCTTTTCGTCGCTGTCTGCGTCCTTCGTATCGTCGATGTTGAATAACCCGTTCAGGGCGTATTTGCGGGCGTAAGAACTTGCCGCGCCTGTTACTTGCGAACCATCCATTCCTTTCTTTTCTGCTTCCTCGCGTGCATATGCTGTAACAGTATTGATGATATCGCCCGTTTTGCTGTCATATAGCGTCGCTGTGGCTTGTATGTAGTATCTCTCGCCTATTTGTACTATTGCGTCTGAAAGTGTCAGACAAGCCCCCTCACGGGCGCATAACGGCTTTACCGCTTCCAATATGTCCTCGCAGTTCCGGTAGTTGTATTTCCCGAAAGAGTTGTACTGCGACTTGGGCGCTTTTAAATCCTTCTGGATATTTATTAACTTCTGCATCTTCATATTTCGATGTCCTCCGTATCCCATGTATCTGTATTTTTGATATGCAATCCGCCGCAATAGGCGTTGCCGTATATGAGTTTGCCGATCTCTTTCATCAGTTCATCTTGACGGAGATAATCTCCGTGGATGCCAGCCTGACGTGCTTTTTCCATTAACTCTTTTAACTTCTTTAAATCATGCTCACCCACAACTTGCCTCCTTGGGGTTCATAGGACAATCCTCCGAGGGATACGGTACAAAATTAAACAAATAATACGTGCCGTCCATGTAACAAGGTTTGTTCTTTGTTTCCAACGACTTCCCCGTCGCTTTGCAGATCGGGTCGTCCACATAGTAACAAAGGTTCGGGCATCCGCCGCAGCCATGTTTGCACCTCGATTCCCATTGTTCCCGACGCTTTATCTTTTCCTTGGCTGCCTGATCTATCACGAGCATTTCGCTTACTTTCGACTGCAACCGTTTCCGCCATTCATATACCGCTTCATCTATCTCTATGTTATGCCTTTCGGCATCCCGTAACATGGCGTTCAAGGTTTTCAGATCATCGCTCGCCTCACCGAGCGTCTTGTATTGATAATCCATTGGTCGGACGAGCGCGTAACGTGTATCGTATCGCACTCCGCCAACGAAATACTTATACTCTGCCCCGTACCAAAAATTGTTGTTTTTGTTTTCCAAGGAACAGACGATTCGGTTATTCTTCACATAAATTTTCATCTTCTGCCTCAATGATTTTTCCTTCTTTGAGCATATAATAAGTATCAGCTTTTATCGTTTCCCCGTCTATCATCACCATCTGTGCGCAAATCAAAGGATACTTTTCGCCATCCCAATCGCCCCATTCGGATATGACGAGATAACTTCCGATACAGCCCTTACACTTGTTATCTTTACCCCAACCAACGGAAATATTGGCTTGACCCATACCGTCATTTTTGCTTTCCGTTCCAGTAGTAACATTGGCCGCCCCGTAGCCTGTTGCAGAGTTTGCTGACCCGTCGCCTGTTGCAGAGTTTGCCGACCTGTTGCCTGTTGCAGAGTTTGCCGACCTGTTGCCTGTTGCAGAGTTTGCTGACCCGTAGCCTGTTGCAGAGTTTGCCGACCCGTCGCCTGTTGCAGAGTTTGCTGACCCGTAGCCTGTTGCAGAGTTTGCCGACCCGTCGCCTGTTGCAGAGTTTGCTGACCCGTAGCCTGTTGCAGAGTTTGCCGACCCGTCGCCTGTTGCAGAGTTTGCTGACCCGTAGCCTGTTGCAGAGTTTGCCGACCCGTCGCCTGTTGCAGAGTTTGCTGACCCGTAGCCTGTTGCAGAGTTTGCCGACCCGTCGCCTGTTGCAGAGTTTGCTGACCCGTCGCCTGTTGCAGAGTTTGCTGACCCGTAGCCTGTTGCAGAGTTTGCTGACCCGT